GTAACCTAGCCAGCAAGTCAGAAATTTCAACTAGTTCTATATCTGCCAATTTGACATTTTCAAGGTCTTCTTTTGATTTGAATTTTCTTTGTTCCAACTCTAGTTGATACACACTAACTTTACGTTGCCGATCTCGTAAAGCGTGCTCAATCATATCAATATCGCATACGCTAAGTTCAAATTCTGTATTTGGTTTCATATTACCTCACATGCATAAATCTTCATATCTTTTTTTGAAAAATGTATCCGCAATAAAGCGAAGGGCCTTTGTAAAGCCCAACGCGAGTTTGTCAGAAACATCCTTTGGCGCGTGATGTTTCTCTGCCATGATTAGTCCTTCTTCGAAACGAAGTTGTACATCTCTTTAGCTTTTTCCATAAGCTCTTCGATTGTGTACATCTTATAGGTATCCTTGAAATCAGCCGCAGTCTGTTTGTTCTGTTCCATAAGCTTTTCAGCGAACTGAACGTTCATATGGTACTGCTGATCCATGTACTCTTTTGCGAGCTGAAGCATCTCTGCACGGATCTCGAATGGGTTCTTATTGGTCATTTGCAGACTCCTCTCATAACAGAAAATGAAGATTTCATAGTTTCACCGAGGCTATCAACTGCCTCGTCACTCTTTTCGAGTTGCGCCTTGAAGAATCCTTGTGTGTATTCGTTCATGGATTTTGAATATGTTTTCCATCCAACGACCTTCAAGTCAATGAAAGAGTCGTAGAACTTAAGGTTATGTTTGATGAGTTGATCGTAGTTATAGATCATTTGGTTTCTTCCTTTTCTTTTTTGGATCAGGAAGATCCTCACCGTAGTAAGGTATATGTGCCATATAATTTCTCCTGTGTGTTGTGTGTGGTGCCGATATAATTACATCACTGAGTCGGCAGCTCAGAGATCTCTTCAAATTCGTAGTATTCCAATTCCTGTAGCATTGCTCTTGCTACTATGTCACCATTAGAAATAGTAGCAGGACCATCGGAAGTGTTGTACATATTGATAAAAACTTCGCCTGTGTGGTTGCGGTCTATAAGCGATACTCCGCCAATAAACATCAACCCATGTCTAACAGAAAGTTCTTGTCTTGCGTAAACTTTAACGACGTGATCCGGATCTACTTCAAACGATAGACCCGTTGGTATCATAACGCGATAGCCAGGGTGTATCTGAATAGTCGGCACGCCGTTGTTTAGTTTTATAGGAACGTCAACTTCTTTATTCCATGGATTAAAAGTTGCGACCTTCGTTCCTACTGCAAGACACGTTTTGATGTCAAACGATGCGGATCGAGGTTCGGAGAATTGTGGTAGTTGTGCATTTTCATTACAACGATATACTTTCAAGGATTTCATTTCTTCTTGCCTATGTTATATTTCTGTTCAAGTGTCCATAGCGATTTTTCTTTATGGGATAGTATCTTTATTTGACTGAGCGGTGCGATTGGATCCTGCGATTTTTCTGGATCTGCTATCTCGATTAGTCCCCATTCTTCAAGGAGATTAACGATTGTATTTCGTCTACCCTTATCTTCATCAGAGAAGTTATTCTCCTTACCATCCAAAATGAATAGTTCTTTAAAGTGTAGGATTGAATATCTACCTTGCTTGTGTAGTATATGGCAGGACTGATACAATTTCTTTTCTTTACGAGATGCAATTCCAACGCGAGTAAGAGTCTCTTTCACTTTAAGAAAGTTATCCTGCTCTGGAAGAATAATCTCTACTCCAACTCCGCGGAATAAGTCTTTTTCCATGATTTGATCACCTTTTTTATTATTTTTGTTATCATAGTGATGCTCTAATTACGAAGATCCATCCAAGTATTTATAATATCAACCGCCTTCTACCAGTTTTGAATGGACCGACTTCATTTCTTCTTTTGATAAGACTTTAAGATACATTTTCGCAACCGTTCTATTGCAAGAATAGACTCTCTGAATAGCATCGAGGTCCTTATCCTTATCAGCTTTATGCCACTTAGAGAAACGCTTTCTTGAGCGAAGTGCACCTAGGTAGTATTGAAACTGCGCAGCGTTGAATAGATGAGCTCGCTGATTCATTTCGTTCGCGTGTAGGATGGTATCCTCAAAGAAAGAGAAACCGCGATTGACCATATAAGGAACATACTCCTTTTCAATCATATCAGGGTAATCGGAGTTACCGATTAGGTCCTTCTTTGAAAGGGATGCTGCATTAATGAAATCAAATGGTGTATGTTCTTTTGTCATCGTTTTTCTCCACATACTGCGCGAGCTCATCGAACTCCTTTGCGCATATTTCACAACAGTGTACTTTATGAGGACCGTCGGCAGTACTCATACTAATTGTATACGCCTTCTTCTTTTTCGTCAACGCTTTACAGAAGACACAAGTAATTTTAGCACTGCCGAATATCATTTGTAGGTGCACTCAATCATGATCTCTGTGAGAAACGCGACCATGTTGATCTCAGGGTCCGCAACGAAGTTTGCTTTGTACATATAGTCAGCAAGGGTAACGCAGAACCCAGGCATACTCTTTAGCTCAACACGGTCGGTTGCTGCATCATAGATACGACGGAACATTTCGTTCATATCCTGGTCGGAGTTATCAGCAACCCACTTACGCATTCCTGTGAAGTTCTTTGCCTTTAGAAACTCAAACAGCGAATCGATTGACTCCTGCTTGATGTTAACAAAGATGCCTTCATCAATCTTACCGGACGCTGCGTAGGTTTGCAGTTCTGTAAGAACTCGACGAAAGTCAGGAAAGTGCTTCTCAATGACTTTTGCTACTACACGCTGATCAAACTCAACGGACTGGTTATTGAGGATAGCCGTTACACGCTTAAAGAACTGAGCAGCCAGCTTTGGCTTATCAGCCTTCTCGATCGTAAAGTCGACCTCCGAGAGTCGAGAACGAAGCGGCTCGATGATGCGGTTCTTAAAGTTACATGTAAAGATGAAACCACAGTTCTTAGAGTACTCCTCGATAAAGTTACGAAGAGCGGGTTGGACGTTCGCAGCATTCAAGTAGTCGGCTTCGTCAAAGATCACGTACTTTCTGCCGCCAGTAAAAGAGACCGCAGATGCAAAGCTGGAGATTTCGTAACGAAGAGTGTCAAGATTAACGTTTAGCGATCCGTTCTTAATGATGTAATCGCAACCTAACTCCTCGAGCATTGCTTTCGCAACGGTCGTTTTACCTACACCCGGACCACCCGACAGAAGAAGGTTTGGTACATTTTCGTCCATTACGAACTTTTTGAACGTTTCTTTGGTACGCTGAGGTAGGATAGTGTCTTCAATGACTCGCGGGCGATATTTCTCGACCCAAAGTACTTCGTCATTCTTTGCCGCAATATTCATTACAAAATCTCCAGTGTGATGTGTATAGAGCGCTGAATTAATCAGCGCTCTCTTCTTTAGGCGTTTCTACTTGTTCTGCAGGCTGCTCAGGCATGTTCTCTTTTACGAACCTGTCCAACTTATCTCTAAGAGCACCTACTATCGAGAGCTCCCCGCCCTCGATAGCTCCTCTTTTTGAGGTAGCGTCAATGATAGTTACCATGAGGGCAATATCTTGAAGAGTGATATTTGCTTTTTCTTGTGTCATGATTATCCTTTCGTATAGGTAGATTTTGTGTCGATACCGATGTAATAAGTAACATCGCTACCTTCGAACTTTGAGATACCTTTTGAGCAAAGGGTTACGCGATAGTCTTGAGGCAACAGTTTAATGTTGTCAGTCTTGATGATGATCGTAAACTTGTCGCTTGTATCGCCGATCTCTACACCAAACGTATCCGATGTCGGGTTTGCGCTGTCGATTGCTCGGAGATAACACTTACCATCCTCACCTACGAACGCGATCTGGCTAAACTGAAGTACACCGGCAGCTTTAAGAACCGACTGCATGTCGTTCCACGTGACGTTTACTTCAACATCAGCTGGCGGCAGTTTCATCTCTTTATCCGGCGCTGCGTGGATCATAGATACGTCAGCGAAAACGTACTTGGTCTTGCGCTTACCTTCAGAGATGATAAAGTGAGTGTTGTTAAATTCTACCTCTGGGTTTTCGTAGAGGCTATGAATCGATAAGAAGCGAGACAGATCGTAGATGCAAGCTTCAGATGGAATCTCATCAGGAATGGTTGCGATCGAAATCAGAGTCTTTTCTGGTGTCATCGTCCTAAGGACGTTACCAGGCTTCATTAAGATAGATTTGTTGATTGTTGAAAAGCTCTTAAGAATTGTAAGAGTGCGATCAGAAAATTTCATACTATAGGTTCTCCTATGTTTCTTAGTTAACGGTTAATTTTACCACGGGTTTTCTTTTTTGTCAACCCCTTATTTGCATATGCCTTCTTATTCGATAGCGAATCGGCCGTAGGCGAAGCGCCCAGAGACCCGATAGCCGCCATCGACCCTTTAAAGATATA